TTTTTTCTTTGTCTGCGTTCATCTGCGCACCTCTATCGGGATGAGGATAACATCCCCCGGCTGCAACGTGCCCTTAATGTTGCTGATCTGGCGTGTATAAAAGATAACCTCGTGAATGTCTCTGCGGTCACCCTCTTGGCTCATGACGTCGCCAACAATGTTCCAAAGGGTATCGCCTTCGCCGGCAACAGTTTTTACTACGTATTTATCTACCGGGCGACTATAATCCCACGCCGCCCATACGCAGCAGGCTGCCAACAGCACAAATAAGATTTTTTTCATTGCTCACTACCTCCGGAGCACATATTGTGCAAATACTCATCAATAGCAAACGCCGGTACATAGCGTCTGCTATTCCGGATAACATACTTCAGACGGCCTGCATCCATCTCTTCCTTCAGAAAGACAGGAGAGCAGCAAAGCAGGATTTGAGCCTCGCCGGTAGGATAAAGCATCCTGCGAGGAATTTCTTTACGCTCTTTCGGAGCAGCTTTTTTAATCGTTCTTGCCATGTTTGAATCCTCTTTTCTTAGTTAATAAACAACTTTACTGATTTCTTCAAGCATTACGTTTCAGCAACCAACGAAACCAGAAATAGCTTGCAGAAATCATCATCATATTGGCAGCAGCCACTATGGAAGCTTCTTGTACTCCAATTAAAGCCCAAGAAACCATGACAGCTATGATGCTTAATACATTTACACTCAGGCAACACAGCCAGAGCTTTTTGAATGCTTGTTCCAGGTTAATGGTCCCGCTTATCGCCGTGCGTCCGCAAAACGGGCACACGGTTATTTTTTTATCTTCCATAACTATCACCCTCCCTTCTTCAGCTCCTGCACCAGCGCCAGCAGCTCATCCAGATACTCCAGCTTGTCCCAGCCTTCAAGTTCGCAGACCATAAGGTCCATGCGGATGTCTGCCAGCAGGCGCAGCTTCATCTTTTCTCTCGCCAAGCGATTAAACGCGCGGCGTGTTGCCGGTGTGTCCGGCGTAAATAGTGCAGGCCGAAACTTCATCAAGGGTAAGTGTAAGTTTCATTTCATTACCTCCCTACCGCCAGCGCCGCGCCGGCGGTTATGGTGATTTTTAATCAACATAATTTGCAAAAAAAATTTTATCGCGCTCTTGGTCATCCAGTCGCAGAATAGTTTTCAGCAGCGAAATTTCGCTGGCTTTAAATTCAGTAACATTGTTGATTTTCCGTGTTAAACTCATGCGAGATATTCCAAGAGCATCGGCTATAGCACCTTTTGAAATTCTCGCTTTAGTGACGGCTAATTCAAATGCAATACTGTCCGTCATTCTTGTCACCTCCTTTTTGTTGATTTTTAATCACGGATTCATTATAACTTCTCCGTTCTTTTTTGTCAACATTTTTGTTTGTTAAGTAACTTTTTTGTTGATTATATGGAACAATTATGTTACTATAACCTTAGATTAAAAACAGGAGAGTGTTACGCATGACATTGTACGATAGAATAAGAACAAGACGAGAGCAATTAAATATGTCTCAAGAAGAGCTCGCAAAAAGATTAGGTTATAAATCACGTTCTACAATAGCAAAGATAGAATCTGGCGAAAACGATATAACTCAATCAAAAATAGTTGCTTTTGCTAAAGCTTTAGGAGTAAAACCCGGTTACCTTATGGGATGGGAAGATGCTCCCGCTCCCGCTTCCCCCTCTCTCTCCCTCACCCAGCAGGAAGAAACACACATAAAAAAATACCGCCAGCTGGATGCTGACGGCAAGGAAGAAATTGACGATTTGATTGATGTTAAGCTGGCCAAGCTCCAGCGCAAGGCGGAAGAAGACGTGGAGAGTTTAGGATAATAGATTTTGAAAGTGAGGAATGAAGACATGAAAGATGTAAAATTATTTCAGAGTGCGCAGATTCGCTCCATTTGGAACGATGAAGCCGGAGAATGGTTCTTTTCTGTTGTCGATGTTGTCGGTGCATTGACCGACAGTGCAGATAAATCAGCTTATTGGCGCAAGCTAAAGCAAAGACTGAAGGCAGAAGGTAATGAAACCGTGACAAATTGTCACAGGTTGAAATTGCTTGCAGAAGACGGGAAAATGCGCCTCACTGACACCGCAAATACAGAAGGTATTCTGCGTATTATCCAATCTATCCCCTCACCTAAAGCCGAACCATTCAAGCAGTGGCTCGCGCAACTCGGTGCGGACCATATCCACGACCTTGAAGCAGCAGAAGCTTTCAACAAAGAAATAGACGCTCGCATTGAAGCACGAAATAATATCAAACAGCATAACATTGCTCTCGCTGATGCAGCCTTTGCCGCAGGCGTAAAAACGAACCTTGACTTCGCCAAATTTCAAAATAGCGGTTACATGGGACTTTATGGCGGTGAAACCGCTGGCGATATAAAACGTCGCAAGAAGCTTAAACCTAATCAAGAGATTTTAGACCACATGGGCAGTGTGGAACTCGGTGCGAACCTGTTCCGCATCACGCAGGCAGAAGACAAACTGCGCCGTGAGAATATCAGTAGCAAAGAAGCTGCCAACAAAGTGCATTACGAAGTCGGTCGTACCGTTCGCAAAACTATTGAAGAACTCGGCGGCACAATGCCAGAGAAATTGCCTACGCCAAGCGAAAGTATCAAGCAGCTCGATAAACCTAAAAAATAAAAAAGACCGCCAGCGGAAGGCTGACGGCGGAACCATTTTGCTATTATTTGTTCATTATCCCGTTTTACTTGATTTTTTCCGATAAAAGTATATAATAATTGATATAGATACTTTCGTTATTGGAGGGATAAAAATTGCAAACAAACATTATTGAACAAAAATTACAAACAGCTTATCTTTCTGTATTTACATCTGATGTACAATCCGTTCTGCCCTCATTGATTTTTGAGGCTCAAGATTTATGCAATGAAGCATATGATACTGTCTATCTGCTTAAAGTAACAACGCTTGCCAAAGACCTTCGCGCCCATATTTTACGTATTGCAATCGGAATAGTGGCTAAAAAATACTGCGATAAAGGCTTATTGCCATGGTCCTACTCTATCGAATTGAACTCTGCCAAAAATTGTAGCCACATTGAAATGAAGTCTGGCACTGCTACGATTTATTGCGCAAAGGCTAGATCACCATTAACCAAACCAAAATCAGTAAAATATAGACCAGATGTAGAAATCAATCTCTTTACTGAACAAATGCCGCCTATTGATACGTTTCTTATCGCTTATGGAGAAAACAAAAATGGTACAATGTTTTTAAGCATTGGTATTCCCGGTGAAGAATCCTGGCTTTATGTTAAACCATTGGATATGAAACGTAATGCAACAGTTAATAATCAAGAGGAAAACAAAAAAGAACTTCTTGTTGAGCTTATTGACGAACTTGAAACAGGAGCTGATATTTATGGTACTCAACAAGCATAACCACATCACAGGTTCCAGACTTCGTGATGCCAGAATACTGGCCAATAAAACTGCTAAAGAAGTTGCAGCTCAAATAGGTGTTAGTGCTCAGGCACTTTCCTTGTATGAACATGAAAAAGCTACACCTAATGCAGAAAACTTCAGGCAACTGTCAATAATATATGGATTGCCTATAAGTTTTTATTATAAGCCAGAAATCACTTCAAAACCTGATGGAGACGTATATTTCAGAAGCTTCTCCTCTGCCACTAAATTAAAGCGTGACAAAGCATTCACGCAAGCGAAACTATTTGTTAATGATATCGTCGGACTTATAGGCAGTAAAATAAAATTCCCTCCAGTAGACCCTTTATTTAATAAAATTAAAACTTCTACAACCATCGATGAAGATAATTTTGATTATGAAGTTATGGCGAAAGTTATTCGTAGATCTTGGAATTTGGGATATGAACCAATACAAGACCTTATGTATGAACTTGAAAAACGCGGAATAATAATTATGGTTATCGATCTTCCTGAGCAGATTGATGGTTTTTCTTTCTGGTTTGGAGGCAGACCATATATGGTCCTTAATAGTGAAAATAATTTTTTCCGTCTGCGTATGAGTATGGCTCATGAGCTGTGTCACTTATTTTTTCATGGTGCATTAGACGATATATCCAAGGATTTAAAGCGTATAGAGCAAGATGCTAAAAACTTCGCTGGTGCCTTTTTACTTCCTGACGTAACTGTAAAAAAATACATTAACTCTGCTACTCTGCAGGAATTAGCTCGCTTAAAACCTCAAACCAAACTATCTATTACAGGTATGATAAAAAGATGTTCCCAACTTACACTAATCTCACCAGAAAGAGAAGTGTCATTGCAAAAACAAATTAGTTCTAAAAGATGGCGTAAAGTAGAACCATTTGATGATTACTATAGTCCAGAACGTCCTGTCCTAATAAAGCAAGCAATAGAACTTCTGGTAGATAAAAAAATATACACCAAGCAATTACTTTTAGATACATTTGGTTTAGATACTCATTTTATTGAACAGGCTTGTTCTGTTGATTCTGATTATTTTACACAAAGTAAAATTCTATATATGAAAATATTATAATGAGTATTAAGGATAATATAGACCGCCAGCAAATGAAAAAGCGCCCGGTGTTATCAGCACCGAGCGCAACGCGGAACGTGTTACCAGCACGCAGCCGCTTTGTAATCCCTCAATTCATGGCAAGAACAGAAGCTGATTACCTTTTTATTATATCAGAATTTAATCAGCTCTGCATAAGTAAAATTAGTAAAGGAGCTGATTTTTTATGTCTATCATTACAAAAAAAGCCGGCAAGAAGAGATACACTTTTTCTATCTGCACGGATGAAATACTTCCCAATGGCAGACACAAATATATTAACGGTCCGTACTTCCTTACCAAAAAGGAAGCCAAAGAAGCAGAAGCTGTTGTACTTGCACAGCTGCAGAGCGGCACCTATGTGGCCCCCAGCAAGCTCACTGTAAACGAACTGCTTGACCTTTACAGCAGCACTAAAGCAGATTTGCGCCCATCCAGTATAGCGTCAATAAAAAGCTTTACCAACAGAGTTGCAAGGCACTATTTCGGTAGCATACAGATAAGTAAAGCAGTTCCGCTTGATGTAGAACGTTACCGCCTGTATCTGGTCAACGAATCCGGTCTGGCCAACCAGACTATACGCGAAACGCTGTCCTTTATAAAGACTGCTTTTACCTGGGCAGTGAACAATGACATGATAGGTAAATCACCGGCAAGACTTCTAAAGCTACCTCCGAAAGAAGAGCCTAAGGGAATGCATGTACCTATCGAAATTCTGCTGCAGATTCTACGCATTATCAAAGCATTTGATTACAGTAATCTTTATATGCCGTTTCTGCTTGGCGGTATGTGCGGCATGCGTATAAGCGAAACGCTGGCAGTCAGCGCCGACGTATTGGATGGCAATGAAATAACCGTAAGAAGCAATCTTCAGCGTGAAGACGGCGTCCTGCAGTTCACTAAAACAAAGACAAGGACCTCTGCAAGGGAGATACCTCTGCTCAGCTTCGTCCGGCACGAAATAGAAGATTACCAAAGGTTTATTGCGCAGTCTAAAAAAGACGCCCTCAATAAGCACCAGCTTTTGCTGCGGACTCCGGGATACATCGCCGAGCTCAGCGACCGGCCATGGAAAAACGACCTCAATCTCCTTATAGTCTTTCCGGATGACGGACGTGGCATGTGCCGCGATCATGTGGAAAGACGTTGGCGAAGACTGAAGAAAAAATGTCCGGAATGGCTTCAGCTGGTTGATGCCTACCCTCTGTTAGCCAACATGCGCCATCATGATTTCAGGCACAGCTTCGGCAGCAATCTCAGAGACCGCGGCGTTCCTATTGCCGATGTCAGCGAAATCTTGGGGCATAGTGATATATCTTTCACTGCCAAAACCTACGCTTTGCCTCTGGAAAACACCCACAAAAAAGCTATGAGCATCTTTGAAAATTCCATCAAAAATCTCTTATAAAAGAAATAGCAGGAAAGCTTAAAATCCTTCCTGCTATTTTTTTATTTAATTTTATTATTCTAACACATTCTAAATCGCACTAAATAGACAGTTGGAGCAAATATTGCATAAATATTGCATGAATGGCTTTTTTGCCCATTTTCCTTTCGTCCTTTAAATCTTTAACATACAAAAAGAACCGCATTCTCATGCGGTTCCTAAGTTTTAAATTTGGTCGGGGCGGCGAGATTCGAACTCACGGCCTCTTGTACCCGAAAACGCACCTTTGACATTTCTGTCATTCTAAAAAGCTCTCAAAACCGTATAATTACTGGCTTTTTGTTTTTAATCAATTTACTTCATTCTAATGAACTTCAGTCTAATTATTGCACATTTATTGCATGTTTTAACACAATTCGTTATGAGCGCCTAGTTTTTTCAATAAAACAATTATGCATAAAAAATAAGTTCTCTTTTGAAAATATAGTGAACTTATTTTATTTAGCTGTTATATACAGAATGGCACTGCCAGCAATAATCTGCCAAAGCAGCCGCTGTCTTTTAACGCGCTTCTCCTCGCGCGCGGATGCCTGCAAGGATTTGTTGGCACTCTCCAATAAGCTGCTCTGAGCTTGCAGCTCTATCTGCAGCTTTATTGATTCCGTCTTGAGCTTGCTCAATTCTGCTCTCGACTCGTTCAGTGCTGCTTGTGATTCTGCCAGCGCTTGCTTGGTGCTCTTGGTTTGCTGCTGCAGCAGAGTCAAGCGACTGTCGAGCGCTGCCATCTCCGCCGCTGTCATTGTGTAGGTTGTAGCCGATGATGCCTCCGAGGCAGAGGCAGATAACAGCAAGCACAATGTAGCTGCAGTAATTGCGCAATATTGTTTTAAGCACATCTTAGCCCTCCCAAGTAAAGTAACCTGGAACTGAACCACCCTCGCGCATATCCACATGCACAAAACCGCCATCAACGTAGGTGCCCACGCCATCAAAAATCTGCTTGCAGATGTTGGCCAGCTCACGCACGCCCATGCCGTCTACATAGATATCTGCTGCAGTGCCTTTTACGTGCTGGCTGTTCCAGACACCGCCCACAGCACGGTTATGATCCGGACAACGATAGCCACTGCTGATGTTAATCGGTCTGCCGATGCGCAGGCGCAGGCGCTCCAGTCCCAACAGCAATGCCATGCTGATACCGGTCGTAGGCAGCATGCCACAGCAACGGCATGCAAATTCAGCTTCAGAAAAATGTTCAGTTAACATAGTAATCAGCCCTTTCTTTTTTTGATGATAGCCGCCAGCTCACCGACGGTCTCAATGCCAGCATCACTAAGGTTCTCGCAAATCGACAGCAGCTCGGTAATTACGAGATAGCCTGCAACCAACGGGACAGCCCACACAGGCTGATGCAGCGTAATCATCGCCAAGTCTACGAGCACGGCAGCAAGCACGCAGAGGATGTACACGATGACCTTGCCAACAAAGCGATGCTTCATGACTTCGCTGGAGATCAGGCCTTCGGCACGCGCCGCCTCAATGCCGCCTATAATCTGCATCACAGACGGAGTTTGCCCCATGCCCTGCAGGCGCTTGTAGCTCAAAGACATCCAGCGGGTGAAGCAGTCTAAAAATACCAACGCGGTAAAAACCATAAATAATATCGCGTGTTTGTGCAGCAATACCGCAAGGATTGCCCCGATCACCGATTTGTAGGTAAAACCATGAGTTAAAGTGTGTGCCGCGTTATATACGGCGTAGCGCAAAGCTAAAAAATCCATCTCTCAACCTCCTAATTATTCATTGTTACAGCTTCTACTTCTTCTGCCGTTCTGGCAGCTTCCACCTGTGCCTTAGCAGCCCTGTACGCTGTATGCAGTTTATTGCTGCGTGCGGCCACGGAAGCTATAATCATACGCAGGTCCTGAGCCGTAACCACCGCATCCTCATTGTCTGCCGTGGTCCAGCTGATTTTAGCGCCTTCTCCCTGCACGTCCAACGCAATTATTGCTGCTGCGATGCGGTCGCGCGCTTTGTCATCGTAATCGTAGAGGCGTCCGCCGTAGCTGATTGGCTCAACCTCTGCAGCATCACGCTGGCGCTTCAGTTCAATGATTTTGCGGATGCGGATGTTTTCTAGCAGCTCTTCTTCATACGCAACCTCTACGCCTAACTGTTTTAAATCCCCGTCAGAAATCGACAGAGGGATAAAGACACCGTCTGCGCCTAATGCCTCGGACAAATCATAAAAGTTGTCATAGCGCTTTGTTTTATATGTATACGTTTTCATTATTTGCTCCTTGCTTAGTTAAAGATGATTTCGACCTTAAAGTTTTTGCCTACGTTTGCAGCGCTGAACATACTTGATATATTTGACGGCACGCGTTGCACATAGGTATAAAACCCTACTAAACTACCTTGATATGACGTCTTACCAACTGCAAGTGGCACAATAACACCCGTTTCAAGTGGTGTGATGTTAAGGCTGATATTACGACTACCGCTCGTAACACCATCCTCCTTAAATGCAACGTCAAGCCAACCGCCGTAATAAGACAATATTACCAAGGTTACTGCTCTACCATCATGCGTAACATTACCTGTAACCTCGCCATAATCGCCATTGTTGCGACTATACCCATATTGACCGCTCCGCTGTCCCATGGTCATTACAAAGGCATTCTCGGCTATATCACCACCGCCGCTTCCAGCAGATTTTTTGATAAACATCATCCTGTTAAGTCCCATGCTTGTCACCTCACGTCAGCTTGTTAGCCTGTACGATGCTGGTCAAGTTACTGTTGCGGTCCTTGGTCATAAGGATGTTAAGCAGCAGGCCTGCGCTGGTGATAGCCACATCCGATGCCTCGCCGATATATTTAACCGTGCCGCCGTTGGTGATGGACAGCGCATAATCACCGCTGGCAGTGATGTACGCAGTAAACACCGTTGACTGATTGCTGCCTAACAAAGCAGAAAGTGTATCTAAATTTAAAGTGAAAGCTCCTGTTGCATAATAAGAGGCGGCTGAGGTAGATGGGCTAACCGAATTGGTGCTGCTGTAAGGCGCTGAGTATTGCTCATAGCCAAGCGTCGCAAGGTTAAACGTTTGCTGCGCTCTCCACAAGTTTTGTCCGGATGTTGTGACAAAATCGGCAAGGTCTGATGTGTTAGCTTTGCCGCCAATAGCCTTCTGCACAAATGCCGTGGTAGCTATCTGCGTGTTATTGGTTCCGGCAGCAGCCGTCGGTGCTGTCGGCGCTCCGGTCAGCCGTGCCCCACCGTTCCAGCCGTTGCCGTTGATGTTACCGACAAGGACGGCATTTGACTTATTGCCGGAGGTGCATTTGTAAAAATTCCAATTCGGGTCATATTCGTAAAAATCTACAGAATCATGCCCCGAATATCCAAAGTCTATAGCATGGTAATATGAGTTCGCATCACCCTCGCCACGGAATTTGCGGCACTGGAAGTAGTTGGCTGCGGCCGAGCCAGTCTGGAAATTTGGTGCTGTGATGCCACCAGTGACTGTACCGCCTGTTAATGGCAGGTAATCGCCAGAACCGCCGCCCATGTTGGCTATCGCCTCGGTAATAACCTTGTTTTGTACAGGATTGGTGCTAGTAGTCGACAGCTCAGCGTCGATGGTTACCTTTTGCATTATGCCAACAATCGGATTACCGTCCGCGCCTGTTGCCTTTACTCCGTCTGCCAAATCGGCAGCGGTGACGGTATCACCAGTAAGGTCCACCAAGGTGTTGCCATCGTATATAATTTTGTTCACTGCCATGGGTTATAGCCTCCTCAGCCTATGGTAACGGTCTTGCCGCCCTGAGCATTGTCGCTTTCATTGTAGGGGATTGGCTCTACGGTAACCTGAGTAAGGTAATTAAATCCCTGAGTGCTGTCCGGCAGGATGGTCTGCGCCGTGGTCTTAGGTGTAGCGGTCTTAGCCTGCGCCTTAGCGCCCTCAGTGCCGCTCATAGTGCCCTCAACGCCCAAGATGGATACGCCAGAACGGATGTTAGTAGCAATAATTTTAGCCTGTTCTGTGGAGCTGATAGCTACCTTGCCTGCGCCATCGTGATAACCAATAGGCACGGTGTAGCTGTCAGCTTTTTTGCTAATCACGCCGCTGACAGCGCCATTGTTTTTCATCTCGCCTGTAATTTTAACGCCATTGACGTAGGCTGTCTTTCCGGCAAGGATTTCTGCGCCTGCCGCTGTTGCATCGGATGTATCAGCGTTGTATGTGCATGTGCCTACAATCGGCGCGCCGCTTTTATCATGAGCGGTTGCACCTTTCAAAATCTTGTCTGCCGTTACCGTATCGGCGGTTAAATCGATAAGAGTTTTGCCACCATACACAACTTTGCTAATATTTTTTTCAGCCATAATTTACTTCGACCTCCTTTTCACTACCGATATAAATCGTAATTCCATCAGATAAATTGCTTGTTTCGTAATACGGGATTTTCTCAACAGTAATATTCTTTGTTAATTGTTTGTTCGCTGTCGGTAAAATCTGCACTTCGTGAGCTTCAGAGTGTACCGAGTAAGCGCCGTCATAGATTTCCGCACCTATTACGCTCCGTGCCGACAATGTACCGTGAAGCGTTGCTGATGTTGCCGTCAGTGTGCCGCGTAATTTTTTCATTTAATACGTCACCTCCTCAAGCAATAAAAATTCGTGCGGCGGGATAACTGTATCGACATAGCCGTCAGCCCGCTTCAGCTCCACGTCGTAAACGTATGAGCCAAACGGCATATCCTGCGTGTCTGACGGATTGATGGTCAGCGTTCCGTCAGTGATTGTTTTCTGCAGGACGATGGTCGGACTCCGTGGTGTGCGTCTGAGCGTAAACGTCAGCACATCGCTGTCAGTCAGCGCAACAGGGCTGCCATTTGTGTCGGCAATGCTGATGGTAAAAGCTCCGCTGTCACCTCTGATGATAACGATGTTGTTGTTTTGAGCCTGGAACATTATATGTCACCTCCTCTAAAAATTGGTTACGTCGATAACCAAATAATTGACTCGCATATCCATTTCTTTCCATGTCGCTGGCGCTGTGATTGTTGTATCATAGCCAGCGCTGTTGTAAATAGGGAACGAATATAACCAAACAGCATTATCTATAAATCTATAACCTAAAATAGCAATCTCGCCGCCAGTTTGAGGGTGATAATACCAGTTGTACCACGGCGCCAATGTTTGAGCTACGGCATATTGTTTGCCGTTAGGGATGTCGACAAGTTGTTTATAAGGTCTGCCAAGCCAGCTATAATAATTATCGCCGTCAAAACCCGATACAGATAACGCAGTGATGTGCATTGTGCCAAATTGCGCATAAACGGGCTTAAAATAATTGTATTCGCTGTCAAAAATTGTCTTGCCGTTTGCGTCAAACACCTGCAGTCCTGCATGATTATTATTTTTTAGCGGATGAGTTACGGAAAAGAAATACACCTTGAATTGCTGTCCAACGGATGACGGGTCATCGTAATCGCTTTCGGCAACGGTGATTCGGGCGGGCGCGCCTGCCCTTGTAACAGTAAGGATAAAACCTCTGTCATGCGTCCCGACGGGGCGTGCCGCTATCAAAATTTCGTCGCTTTCCGTGGGGATGTCGATATAGAACGCTTTTTGTCGATAACTTACGGGATTACTTTGCTCTTTGATTGCTACTGTTGTTTTACGTTTTAAAACGAGATTTTTATAGCTGTCATCAATCTGCAATATTTTTTTATCGTTTGTTACCTCAAAATATTTCATTTTTAATACACCCCGTAATAAATCGTAACTCGTAAATCCGGAACAACCTTATCCATATTTAAAGAACCGCCGCTGCCGTAATAAAACGGGCGCTCAACATTGTGGAATTTCCATGTAATCGTATCGCCGTTTACAATCAATTCAGGATAAGTAAAGCCCTGCTGAAAATGTAGGTCGGCAAATCGTAAAACCTTGTCTAAATTTGCCGTCGGATTACACGTGTAGGCGAACCATACATCTTTACCCTCGACAGCCTTATCAGTAATGCTGCCTGTCAACGTCCACGCATCAAATTTACCACAATATTTGACAAGTCTGTCCGTTATATCGATGTTTATTTTTCCGTCTTTATCAAACGTCTGCAAGCCTTGCATATCGTCCTCCTTGTAACTCTTGGCGGGCGGGTTCCGCATCAGATACACCACAACAGCAATCGCTATTAGTAATCCCACATAAGTCATCACCATACCCCCATCCGCACACGTAATACATCGTTACTGTCATAAACTTCAATCAGATTATCTTTGATTACCGTTCTTGCGCCTGTATCAGCGGTTTTCAGTTCGCCGATTTTAGCCGTGATAGCTGACAGACTATCTACCGCCATTTTATCAGCGCTGATGCTGCCTGCAAGCATATTGTTTGTAATCACATTGCCGTCAATCTGCGTATCACCTGTAACATGGACGTATTTGCCGTCAAGCAGGATTGTGCCGTCGGCGATGTTGATTTTTGTGATAATATCATTGCCGTCAAGGTCGATATTTTTTACCGCCAAACTGATTGCGTCCTGTGTCTGCTGTATAGTGCTGTATGATTCTAATTTTTTATCAGTCGCATTATTCAGCTTAACAACCATGTTGCTGATTGCCGTGTTGGTCTGCTCGATCGTACTATAACTGCTCAGTTTTCCGTCAGTGTAGCTTGCTACCTGCGAGCTGATGAGCGCTTCGGTCTGCTTAGTAGTGCTGTACTGGCTGAGTGTGTCATTTTTAAAATTAGCAATACTGCTGCTAATCATGCCAGATGTCTGCTCTGTCGTGCTGTATTTGCTGAGCGTACCGTCCCTAAAATCAGCAATGCCACTGCTAATCATGGCAGCCGTCTGCTTAGTAGTGCTGTACTGACTAAGCGTATTGTCCTTGAAATTAGCAATGCTGTTGCTAATCATGTTGGCGGTCTGCTCAGTGGTCGAGTAATTACCCATGCTGTTGGCAACACGTGTAGCGATAAGCGTTTCCGTCTGCGTGGTCGTGCTGTAATCTTTTTTTAACTTATCAGCCGTAATATTACTATTACTCAATGCTGCATTGGCATTAACTAAAGCGTTATTACTATTTTGTAACGCAGTGTTTGCGTTGGCCGTAGCATTACTGATGTTGTTCTGCACAATCTTATCCAGCTTGGCGGAGCTGATAGCTTCATCAGCAATCATACTTTCATCAATAACAGTCTTTACGGTACAGGTCGACTGCCCGGATGTTGGACCATCGCCAAACATATCCACATAAGCACAGGTTACATCATACACGCCTGCTTCACAGCTATATGACAGGGTATTGTTTTTGCTGTACACGCTATCATCATTGATATAATAGCGCACGCCGATGCAGTCACTGGGTACAGCCTTGCATTTGATGCCCATACCGCCTACTTTAGGGCTAAGCACCGGAGGTTCCGGTCTCGGCGGCTCTGCTTTGTAGTATTTCAAATCTGCAGGAGCACTGTATTTGCCTATGGCACTTTTAGCATACAGATATAGCGTGCCTGTACGCTCTGACAGCGCCAACGACGCGCTGAGTCCGTTGGTACGCGCCAGCAGGTTTACGTCCTCCACACCGGGGTAATTGTCGCGTCGCACCTCATAAAAAGCAATATCGGAGTTAGTAACCTCTTTCCATGTAACTACTGCTACATCATTAAAGCTGATGTTGAAATCATCCGGAGTGTTTGGTGTAGTAGTCTTCACCGCTACCGTAATATCAATCTGAGGCGACATATCAGGGCTGGTAGCCATACCGTATTCATCCTTGGTGCATACAGCAAGCCGATAGGTATCGCCAACGATAGCCTGAGGTATTACGCATTGGTCTTTGCCGGCACCGCCATACAGCCAGCCACCCTGCCAGCCCATCTCATCTGCCGGCACGCCCTCAGCTATAACCATTCTTTCTGCCTGCTCATTATTGGTCTTATACCAGAGCTGGCCTTCCAGATATGTAGCCATATTAGGCGGAGTCCAGTTGACAACAATGTCATAACGAGCCACACCGTCAGCAAGCTGGCGGTAACGATTATAGGCCGTCAGGTTCTGCACCGGAGGGATGTAGTAAGCGTTAATGGTATACTCATAGGCCTGCACATCGGCAAGGCTCTGCTCCCCGGTACTGAAGATATTGTAAGAGCAAAACTTCAGCCATATCTTTTTGCCTACGTCCTCTTTCCGGACCTCGGTTTTCAACAATGCCTCATCGCAGCGCACCAGACGCGCTCCGCTGTTATGCGCTGTAGCAGTAGTGTTATATTGCCCGCGCATGCAGCCGTCAAGGCGGTAATTGCCGTTGCTGAGCATTGTAGCCGTAGTATAGCTGATGCACTCACCATCTACCCAGCATAACGTATTGCCACGTTCTGCATCCTGCGCGGTACCGCTGAGCAGCATACCGTTAATCTTGACCTCGCAGGTTGTATCACTAACCAGCATGTTCTTGGCCAACGTACCCAAGCGCGCATTGTTGGTTATAGTACCGACCTTCCTATAATTGGTATTATTGTCGCTGACAAATACTGTACAGCCGCCCCAGGCATCCTTCTTGCCTTTGGCTGCTATCCAGATTTCGTTACCACTGGAAGTCAAATCGCTAGGCGGCTGGAATATCAGTGGTGTATCCGTATCCCCTGGCTCAGCGTTGAAATCTACATAAGGCCTGTCAACCTCATGCACATCATACAGAGCTTCGGAGTAATCGCCTGCAGCTCTGCTGATAGCAGTAACGCTCAGGATACCATGCGCATCCTCTGTGATGCCGTCAATCATTGCTACCTGCTTATCAAGGCCAATATTAGCATCAGTCAACGTCACTAGGTCACCCGGTTCAAGCCGGCAGAAGGACCAGTCTAATTTGAAGGTGTATTTGTTGCGCTCATATTTGTTGCGCCTTGCCAGCTCTTCTGCCAGCTTAACCGCGCGTTTTTTAGTGTAGATATAATGAGCAGCCGTTGTACTTGCCTGCCGCAAGCCATAATCAGCAATATTTTCGCTGTCCTCATAGCTGACGCTTTCTTTTTCGTAAGCATTTTCGCGATTGTAAAACTCCACGGTAAAGCGGTTGTACAGCTCACTGCTGTCTTTGCGGGAATAGGTTACGCAGGCTCCGTTGCTTTGTTCAAGGAAATCATCCGCAGTAAGGTTATAGACAATCTGTTTGTCAGGCTGCCACTCGCCTACAGGACGGTCAGCCCTAGGCACAATTTTAAAACGGTCATTGCTCCAGAACATGTACGCATTTGTCAGGCTCGCAATCTCATTGACAATATCACGAGCCGTCTTTGCGCTGGTGTAGTCTGCTGGCGTTGAAATAAGGAAATCCGACTCACGGCAATACTTCCGGTAATTCTCTAAACCGACAATCTCAACTTCCTGCAGCCCAACCTTGTCCAAAATGTATCTGATGTAATCAGCAGGGTTAACGTCAACGCCATCGCCGGTATCCAGCAGCTTGCCTTGGACTTCAAAATTGAAGTTAGGCAGGCTGGCATTGTTGCCCAGGTCGATAACACCGGCCATATAAGCAAGCCCGGTATAAGGCAGAGCCTTTTCCGGATGTTTACCGACAACGTAAGGCCACGCCTGCTGATCAGCGGTACCGCTGTACAATGTCATGCCGATTTTCTCTGACGGATACTGATACAGTTCCTTATCAATCCATACACGACCGATGCCTTTAATGGGACCTTCGCACAGTCCCATAATGACAGCAGCCGTATATGTATAGGTTATTGTAGTAGATTTTACACCGCCGCCCTTGCCGGAGCGTTGGGTTTCCCGGTGCTCATGGGCCTCAAAGTCATCATAATAAATAACGTTGCCGCTGATGCGCGTTGTTCCCAGCAGCTCCATGACAGCGCTGCCATACTCAGCCGTGCTGACGGTAAAATTGCTGATTTTATCCGCCCTGCTGACGATATTTGCCGTCTTAAATAAGCCCATCTACTCACCTCCAAACCTATATATACCACGCAGCCTGCTTCTGCCTTTGGCATCCAGAAACATTACATCATCAACGCTGCTGAGGATAACACCCTGCTCAACAACGGCATGACAAACCATGCCATTACCAACATATACACCGCCATGAGAAATGCAGCGGCCAAATTGATACAGCAGGAAATCGCCTGCCTCCATCGTCTTAACCTCATGGCAATAGGTCTGCACATAATGCAGGAACCACTCATCACTGTGATGCAGATGCCATTCGTTGCTGTACGGAGCTACCTTTACGGAGTCCTTCGCAATGTAGCCCGCATCCTCAGTTGACGCTATCAAAAGCATACCGCAGTCAATTCCGTGGCCTCTGCTCTTTGCTCCGTTGACATGCGGCGTACCCAGCCAGCTTAAAGCAGCTTCGGCTATTTTCTGTCCCTCATTCATTACATCAGTACCTCTTTCAATGGAACATATGGTGCAATCAGGCAACCTGCTGTGCTGTCCGTGCTGGCCGTTATCGTTCCGCCTTTTGTTGAATATGTGCCCTGCGGATAATACTTGCGCACCGGGAATTCCTGGCTAAGGCCTTGCGTAACAGCCTTCACTGTAAGGTCCAAACCTAAACCGCCGCACGATTTCACTTCCACCTTGCCGCCAAACAAACCAATAGCGCCGATAACTACGGCATCACGGAAAAAGCATCTGCGTAAATACAGCTTGCTCATATCCAGTGTGCCGTCATGTGCAGCCTTCAGCAGCGGCGTGTTGCCGATTTTAGCAGTCTTATCTGCCTTGATGTTTACGCTCAGCGTGTCGACAACTACGCTGTCATTAACCTTGACCTGCTGGCGTTTGATTAGCAGCACGTCATGTCGGTAGTTATGGCCATCATACAGGATATCCTTATCTGCGTCAGTGTAGTAATAAACGCCGCCATCAGGCAGGCGCAGCTCGAACAGGTCGCAGCTTGTCATATGCTTTTCCGTATTCAGGTAATTTTCTAAGCCTGTGCCTACGTCCTTCATCGTACTACCTCCAGCTTGATTTCTGCGGTATTGATATTGTCAAATTTCTTGCTGATGGTCAGTCCGTCATCTGCCAATATCACTTTCCAATAATATGTATAGTTAGCCGTTACTGTGCCGGAAGGAATCTGCCGGAAGGTGATAATGCCTCCGCTTACAGTGTAATTGGTTGCCGGCACGATTGCGCCATTTACCAGAACGGTTACATTCTCTACATATTCCACCGGCTCTACATAGCTGCCGATGCGCGCTACGCACTGATATTTGCTGCTGCTCACCTGCGCCAACGGTGCACCTTTTTCCGTATTATGCTCCGGATCAAGCCAGAGAAAGGCCTCAAAGGAGCCTTTTATTAAAGCGACGAAGCCTAACAGCTCATCTGCCTGTGCATCCGTCAACGCAGGATAGCTTGCTTTGATAGTCCATGCCGGGTAAAGCTGGTTGGTCAATGTACGCACACGGCCGGAGGCAGATTTCTGTACAGTAGTATTCCATTTTTCTTCAAAGGTGCTGTTCCAGCTAAAATTTCTTAGTTCCGGGAACTTTCGCATTACCACACACCTGCCTCACTCGCAAAATTGCGGTTGCTGTCAAAAAGAGCTTGCTTCACAACGTCCAATCCGCCACGATTAAGGAAATCGCCAAAGCTGGAAGCATCCATTGCAGAAACATTCATAGACAGATTAACGCTCTGCACCTGCCCGCCATTGCTGCCACGTTCTGCCTTATAACCGGCAACACCACCAGAACCGACAAGCCCGCCGCTGGCAAATCCTCTCAAACGTCCCGTATTCAGGCCATTAAGGAACGGCACACCCAAACGGTCTACAGCCTGAGCGTTAAGCACGTACTCGCCATTAGAGAGCATAGCAGGTATGCTGTCGCTGGTACCAGTACCGGGGCCATCAACCGAACCACCTGTTGCCAAGCCTTTCCCAAAAGCATTGCTCCAACGCGCAGCAAAACCACCACCGCCGCCAGTGCAGGCAGCTACGATAGTTGCGTAAATAGCAGCCTGGATAAGCTGTGCAATGAGCTGTTTCAAGATACTTTTCATAGCATCGCCAAAACTCTGAGCACCGGTAATCCAATCAGTTATAGCACCGGAAAAATCCTTTGCCAGCTGATTGCTGGTCTGCTGAATCTTGCTGATGGTATTGATTTTTTGCTGTTCCTCATCATATTTCTGTAAGGCTTCATTCATTAAACGAACCTTTTCTTCATAGGTTGTAGCTTCATCCGCCTTTGCCTTGCCCGCCTCAAAGTCACGTTCAGCGTCCATGCTCCATTTATCAACAGTAGAGGATGTATCGTGTCGCGCTTGCCATTCTGCTTCCTTGTTATCGTAGTCAGTTTGAGCACTATTAGCCTTAGCCGCAGCAGTCTGATTGATATTATCAATCGTATATTGGTGCGTTTTATTGAGCAACGCCAGCTTCTCCCTGAGCATCTCCAGCTCTTTTTGAGACGCGCCACGCAGCTGTGCTTCCTTAAGAGCATTTTCAGCAGCAAGCATCTGTTCCGTGTAGGCCAGTTCTTCTTCCTGCAGTTCCTGCTTTTTGTTGAACTCAATTTCATTGAGCTGAATTTGGTATTTTTGAGCGTCGGTGCCGTATTTCTTTGCAATAGCATTTTTAGCTTCAAACAAATCTTTTTCTTTTTTCAAAACAAGCCGGACATAGTCGTTTGCGATTTTCTTCCGCTCCTGAGCTATCCTGTTTTCGTCCTGCAGAGCCTTTAAGGCTACATTCTCCTGCTTTAAGGAAGAATTTCTTCCAGAACCAATGTCATTTTTACTAGGGTTCTGGAAAAGCTTGCCAGAATCAGGTTTTCTGGTAGTTTTTTTACCTTCCTCATAGATTTTATAATCCTCCTGAATCTGAGCTAGTTCAGCATCAGCGTTGCGAGTATCAACAACAGCTTTTTTCGCTGCGAAAACTCTGCCGAACCAGTCAATGGCTTTTTTTGCAAAATCCTCTACTTCTTTAATAGCATCACCAAGCATAGAAGAAAATTTGCTAAACCAATTATCTTGGTCGCCTGTAATATCTGCCCACATATCACCTATTGCACCGACAATCCAATTTACAACACCAAGAACGGCTTCTGTAATGGCGGTACCGATGATAACAACAGTATCAAGAATAGCCTGTACTGCTATGTTAACAGCATCAACAATTTCATCCCAATAAGTAACTACCAAAGCAGCAACAGCACCCATTGCAGCGCCTATAGCAACCATACCTGCAGTAAGTCCCAGTACCGCGCCTAACGTAGCCACAGCAGCAACAGATACAACAGCAAGAACAGCAGCAAAAGCGCCAATAACACCAATAACCGTTGCAGGTACGCACTCTTTGATGACGTCGCCCATGCTCTTGCCCTGCTCTGTTGCTGTCTGCATCTTCTGCTGAAACTCTCCCAGTCTGTCAGACACATCCTTTAAGATGCCCTTGATGTTAAAGGCTTCCGTCAGATATTTGCCTACAGCAGCGGAAGTGTTGCCGGCAGTTTCTTCGATGTTTGCCAGAAGACCGGCAACCTCGTCCGAAGTCTTGGCCATCATGCCGCCGAACTGTTCGTTCATGCCTGCTACAATGGTCTGTACAGCTGCCTTAGAGTCAATAGCGCCTTTAGAGCAAAGGTCCTTCATCTCCGCTACCGTTTTGCCTGCAGCCTGCGCCAGCATATCCCATGCCGAAATGCCTGCGCTGGTAAGCTGCATCATGTCCTGAGCATTGAGTTTACCGCTGGTCTGCATCTGGCCTAATGCGTATGCAAGACGGCTCACGCCTTCCGTTCCTAAGCCTAAACCGCTGGCGGCATCGCCTAAATTCGTAAGCATAGGAATAATCTCTTCAGCCTTAAAGCCGAACGCCATCAGCTGCTGACCCGCGCTTACAACACCGGGTACGTCGAAGGGTGTTTCTGCAGCAAACTGTTGTAAATCCCTCAGCATCTGCGTACCTGCCTCAGCAGATTTCAGCATGGTCTGGAAGGCAATCTCATACTGACGCATCTGTGCTGCAGCCTGTACAGACGCTATGCCCATATTAAGGATACCGCCCGCCATGCCGGTGAAGACACTGCCCAGCTGCACGGCCGCAATAGCACTAAGTGCTCCAGTCATCTTGTTGCATTTATCAGCAAAGCCTTTTATTCCGCTGGTTGCCTTTTTAGACTGCTTGCTGACAGTTTCCAGATCATCACCTACACGCCGTACATTCTTGCTGTCGATGCTGTCCAGACTCTTGCGCATTGCTTTCACGTCAGAATTCAGCTGCTGAAACATTTTGGCAATATCGGTAAGAATGGCTGTCGATTTGCTCATTTTTGCGGACATTCTGCCGGCTGCTTCACCTGCAGCTTCTACTGCTACTGCAGTTCTGCTAAAGCCTTGCTCAGCCTGTTTGCTATCCGCTGTAATCTTGACGGATATTTGTTTATTTGCCATTGCCTGCCTCCTTCCTCTGACGCTCAAAATCAGCATAGAAGCGTTCCCGCTCCCTTGCCTGCTCTTCTTTGGTCTTCTGCTTCAGGAACGGTCGCATCAGTGTACCTGCTTTGGCAGGCTTGCGGAGATGCGGGGAAATGATGTTGGCTACCCAGTAGGCCGTTTCCCACCGCTTTGCCATTCTTATTTCATTACATGCATCGACCATATCGTTAAACTCAAACACCGAAAGCCTGTCCAGCTCCCAAGGTTTAAGCCTTAATTCACCAAAAGCAAGGGTTTTAGCTGCATTGTACCATGTCCGCATAGATACGCAGCCACCACCCTTGCTAATTAGTTTTTTTCGTATTCAATATCAGCCTTCTGCTCATCGGTCAGTTCGTCCGGGAACAGCTGATAATAAGCTCCCACGCCTAAAATACCGCTGGCAGCCACAGCCTTCACTACAGGAAGCTGAATATCAGCAATGCTGTAACCGTTTTCCATGGCCTCATCAATCTTTTCAGCATAATACTGTTCAGTCTTATTGCCGTTCTGGCTCATGCCTACGCTCAGCAGTACCAGCAGATTCTTCAGGCTCAGCTTGTCAGCGTCCTGCAGCACCTCGCCAATCGGACATTTCAACATGTCCTCTACACGGCGCAGGCGGCCGATGTTGAACCAAATCTGCTGACCTTCGCCAAAAGCCTTAATATCAATCTTTTTCATTCGTTATCCTCCATATAAGAAAAAGGCCAGCTTAGTGCCAGCCTTATTTTAAGAATCAGCCCTTGCTCTGTTCGCTGAGGGGACCGTCGCCGCTGATGGTGCCTTTAAGAGTAGCAACATCATCATGCGGCGTGCTCAGAGAACACTCGGTAATAGAACCCCAACCGGTAACAAAGCTCTTATCCGGATATTCAAATTTAACATGCACCTGCTTGCCTGCCAAAAAAGCGGCTTCCAAGAACTTGGCACCGGTATCACCCGCAAGGTAAACGGTTTCAAGGTCGATAGACCAGCTGCGTAAACCGGGCAGAGTAGATTTCCAACCACCGGAAGTCTTGTGGGAAGCATCAATCTCGTCAGCTTCACGATTCAAGTCACCGCTGCGCTGGCCGCCCAGAAGAGTCCAGGTCGGAGCTGCTTCGGTAGTGCCGGTATTCAGGTAAATCAAATAATCTTTGCCCGCAGTCGCAGTGCTGGTCGCATCGGTGCGGGTTGGGAAAGTATATTCACTCATATTTGTTCCTCCTAACAATCAAAATAAACTTCATAGGTAATCAGCGCCATGCCTGCATTAGATTTGCCCTGCGCCACGCCGAAAACGATTTCTTTAACTTGGCTGTCAATGCACCAGCCGCCTAAATCGTGGTACTTCGTCAGTAACGCATCCAGCTTATCAGCCAAGGCATCAACGCCTTCAATGCTTGCCGTATCCAGCAGGTAGATGCTGTATGTCAGTACGCCCTTGCGCCCGCTCTTAGTCATCTCCACATAGGTGATACGGTCACAGCTCACAGTGCCTTCCAGCTTATTGCCACGGCTGGCACCGGTAACAAGGCTGCTCCAATGAACTTCCGGTATCTGGTCCTGCAAAAGTCCCATGATAACATCTGTAATTTCGGTACGTCTGCTCATGAGCGATACAGAGGAATACTTGCTCTCCCCTGCCCTCCGGTGACGCCGAAATCAGCAGCTGTAATACTTGCCATAAGGCGTTCCATCTCAGCCTTGTACAACTTCAGCTTCTGTGCGTATATGTCGCTGTTTTCTACACCGCCAGCGCCGTTGAATACTGTTGTGGGGTCTGTGCCGGTCTGCAGCAGGCATCTGTTATAGCAGGCAGCCACAACGCCCAAGCGCTTGACTATGTAAGGTACAGGCTCGGGGATATCGGTTACTTGAAGCCTGCTTGCCAAACTGTTTATGATTTCATTGCCATAGACAATATCCTCATATTTGCAATCCAGCACCGCGTCCTGTATATCTGAAAAATCAATGTAATCCATTATAAACCTCCCAGCAGACTGTCTAAAGCCTTGGCAAATCTGCTGACAATAACAGGCTGCATAACATCAGCTGCCGTATAAAGAAAAGGGTCCGCCTTTATGCCGGGGTGACGCACACGCTTGCTGAACACAAATTCCTTGTTTACGGCAAAGCGCAGCACCTTTTTACTGCGTGGCACAATCAAATGCGCCTTAGTGCCTTCATGCTGAAATACAGCTGTGCTGCTTCCAAGATAAACAGCTCCTTGGTTCTCCTTCACTTCGCTCATGATGCTTTTTTCAGTCATACCGCTTCTGGTAACGAACCGATGATGATCGCGCGCATATTCCCTGACATCTCTGACAGCCATCTTCACCTGCCTGCGTACCATGTCGCGCGTTTGGACCGGTGCGGCCTCGAAAGCACGCACCAGCTTATCAAATTCGCGCGTAATCTCTACGCTTTTCATTATTCTTCGGAAGCCTTAACCTGTTCTCCAGAAGCCTTAGTCTTATGTACGTAGATAGCACCTTTCTTGTTCTCCAGAACGAATGCATCATAGCGCACACGACCTTCAACTAACCAGCCGTTGATGCCAGGCGGGTTGTCATGAATCTTATAATCTGCCAGCTTAACAGGAGCGCAGCAAGCGATGCGGTTGGTGATGATAAATGCAGTGTCCTTCGGCATGTAGGACGCAGGCACCACGATAATGGGGATGCCATCTACCATACCAACCTGACCTTTTACCAGCATATCTTGTGCCAGGTCGGAAGCCTTGATGAAGGATTCGTCCTGCTTCAGCAGCTTGAAGTAAGAAGCAGCCACATAAGCAATACGATTGCCTAAAGGTGCTTTCTCGTCGGTCAGCTTCTCGGTGCCGTCCAGGAAGGCACTGTAAGCGTTAGCCTTGGTAACTGCAGCGGTTGCGCTGTTCTTAGCGCCTGCAGCGATTTGTGCAAGACGATAAATATCCAGCTCCGGAATAATTACCTCATCAATCTGACGCTGTAAGGCTGCACCGGCTTCTTTCAGCATACCGGTGTCCTGATAGTTGCTCTTGTCGATGGTGAAGGTGAAGGAACGGTCCTTAGTCAAGGTCAGCTCCTGAACGGAATCCTCCAGCTCTGCCGGGGTACCATAACGGTTTGCACCGGTAGAAGTATAGTCATTCATGCCGGCGGTAGGGATAGAGTAAACCTTTACAGTCTGCACACCGGTGAAATCATAGTCGTTGTTGATTGCCGGAGCGGTCAGCGCACCGGTCTTGAAGCGCTCGTCAATTTTTGCGCTATATTTGTCTGCGTAGTTAATTGCCATAATAAAAATTCCTCTCTTTCGTCATTAAGAATTAAAGCCACTGAGGAACGGATCATCAGAACCGCCACCACCGCCATTGCTGCCGCCACCGCCTGCACCATTGGCCTTAACTGCCCAGCTATTCTCCTTCAGCCAGCCATTAACACCATCTTCCAGGCTGATTTCTTTGCCATCAGTACCGGTATAGGCAAGGCTTTCATCGTCTTTTACAACGATACTGCCTTCCAGCAGCTTAGCCATGTTCTGCGGGCTCGCAGCGTTGCCCTTGGTCAGCAGTTCAACAGCCTTAGCCATCTTCATGCCGTCAAGGCGCTTGGTCTTTTCGGCCTTAGCGGTTTCGGTCATATCAGCCAGCTGCTTAGTGACCTTGCCAACCTGTGCGGTTAAGTCAGTAATCTGCTTTGCGACCTCATCAGGCTTTTTGCCGCCTTGGGCAAATTGGTCTAATGTAGTCTTAAGTCCCTTGGCTTTGTCTACCACATCGTCACCATCGTCCAAACCAACAGCCTCCAAGATGCTTTTCAGCTTTGTCGCACTCTGCTCTCCTGCCGTGCGGTGCTTCTTAGCCTCGTTGTTGAGGGTGTTAATTTCGCCCTTGATAGCAGCGATGAGGTCAGCACCGTTCTCAACTTTTTCCAGTGCTTCGTAAACCTGTTTCATTTCCATTGTTCTGATACCTCCATATCATGGGCCTCCGCCCTATATTGCGCCCTCTCCTGGGCAATAAAAAAGCGCATCTTGTGAAATTCACAAAATACGCTAATTATTAACTTGTTTGTTACATAAAAAAGCAACAGTATAGCTATGAATTTAATTATTATTAATACCAAGCTTCCCATGATTCTTCTGGGAATTGACCATTTCTAACTAACTTATTAATATGAGAACACGCATGAAATTTATAAGCATCCCATATGCCAGGAATGTCTTTCAAAATGTCAAAATCATAGTTTTTAAGACCGACTTGAATAACACCATATTCTCCATCTTTTCCTTCTGGGTAGAACCTGTATTGTACGTATTCTTTTGTAAGTTTATGTAGAATAATTTTTACCATTAGAATCATACCTCTTATCTATAGCAGCCTTATAGTTATATTTCTTTTCCGCTAGTATATGTGCTTCACTATAATTATAACCTATTTTTTTCATTATAGCTAGCTCTAAATGTTCATGATTAAGTAAAATAATATCGCAATCGCGTATATCTTTCCCGTTCAATAAACGAGTAAAGCTATCTGCCATATCTGGATCAGGAAGGAATGTACTAGTACCCGACTGTAGTTCGTGTTTAGTAATAAAAACATGCTCAAAAATTCTATTTAATCTACTTATCGAATACCCTGTATTCTTATGTATTTTACTAGCAAAATCATTTTTGCCACAATCAATAATTCTGGCATAGGTCTGCTTGGCCTCTTCTTCTAATTTAAAATATTCTTGAACACTGATTAACGCACCCATTTCAAATGTGTGCAGCCTGCCTTTTACTTCCCTCAGCCCAGCATAACCACGCATATACTTGCGCCAGTCTTCACCATCTTCCCACGCCTTCAAGCCTTTACGCCCAAGCACCTGCGCCCTGCGTGATTCCGGCAAGCTATTCAGCCATTTGTCGCCTGCTTCCCGCACCTGGTCGCGCTGCTGCTGCATATCAACTTCGCCTTCAATGACTTCCACATACCGGCATAAGCAATGTGGGTGTACCGGCAAAGGCGGCAGCTTATCCTTTGGATATATGCCTGCACCCAAGCCATACATATCAGCTTTGGCGTACATGTCGCAGATGTCGAAAACAGGGTGACGGCTGCTTAATTTGAATTTCACAGCCACAATATCAGCATCATCTTTTATCTTTGCTATGAAGCCATCAGCCCACGCCCTTGCCATCTCGGTTCGGGTAATACGTTCGGCTACATAGCGGGATTTTTCGTTGACAGCAACCTCCACGGCCTTTTCAATAGCCTTTTCATTGCCTTTCTGCACTGCTTCCAGCAATTTATTATAGGCTGCCTGCAGTGCCTTGTTAGGTGCACCATTTTTGGCCAGACGATTGATGTTGTCAATGGCCTGCCTTTGCTCGGCCAAAGCATGCAGGTCGTTGCCTGTAGCTTCCCTTACCTTCTGCAGATACTTTGGCAGGTCCTGCCTGCTGATAATATCATTGCCGCCGTTATATACGTTCTGGCCATCGTCGCCATAACCGTCATACAATGCCCTTGCAGCCTCAGTCCAGGTCTTATTCCGGCGCATCTGTTCCTGCAGGGTGCTTACAATGGCACCGCGCATCTTCACGCCTACGCCATGCAGCTTTTCAGACAGCGTCATGCCGCTTTCATCCCACTTATCGGCCAGCTCTTCACCCATGCTTTCTACTTGCGCTTTAGTCAGCATAGTCGGAACAATGCCATAAGCATAAGCTGCAGCCTCTACAAGCGCAGGCTTCAGTTCCGGTAGCGTAAACAGCTTACCATAGTGGCGCTGCACATTATCCAGTGCCTCTTCAAACTTCATGCCACTAGCAAGCAGCCTTTGTAAGTAAGCTACCGCTTTTTTTGCATCCCTGCGCCAGCTTTTATTCAGTTTGTTAATCAGCTGCGCCAGCCTGTCCGTCATCGCCATTATCACCAAAAGCATGGCTATAATCCAGCTTTTCCTGCTCCAAGTGCTCTTCGTAGGTCTTCACCAGCGCGTCAAAGTCATCAGCCTTAAGCTCCGGCAGATAGCTGGTAAGCACACGCTTGAACACTTCCATGTTAAATTCATCGCCAAAGTTCAAGCCTTTAGCAATTTCAGCATTAGCAAGCTCCTGCTCAACCTCACTGATTTTGAAGTCATTCGGGTAGTTCACACTGTATTCCAGCTGCACACCGGTCCAGATACTGAACAGCCTTGCCAGATTCTCTTCCGCTGCTTCCACGAGGTCTGCAAAATCGGATAAAATCTGATTGGTTGCCTCATAATCCCACGCTTTCGCCTGCCCGCTCTGCTGCTTGCTGGAGCCTGTTACGTTGACCACAACGGCCATGCGGTAAATTTCCTGCTGCAGCGTAGCAATCTGCGCTGCCAGCACTGTTGCAGGACCATCAGGTGGAGCGATGAACGCAGGCGCGTGGCTGCTCTCCGGAGGATATCCCAAGGCATTATTGGTGCCGATGTTGATACTGTCCGGGTCACTCGAAGGGTAACACAGAACGCTGAAGGTCTGATTGACTAAGATGTCAGCCAACCAGCTGCACATATTGTAGATAGCAAGATTTGTTTTTGCTATGCTAAGGAATTCACTAGGTGGGAAAGGATTGTGACTGTTCCTCACTTTGCTAACTAGAGGAACAACCGGTACGCGCCCAAGATTCCAGGTTCCGCTGTGCTTGCCTTTGCTGTCGATAAGCTCCCAGCCTTCTGCCGTCAGCGTTCGTGTCGCCATCGTCTGTTCCTGGTATGCATCAGGCTCTACGAAAACAAACTTTGTGATACGTCCCAGTTTATCCTGACAGATTTCCTTGACTGCATTAAGGTTAACTACAAAAGCGTAAGGCAGGTTATTGCGGTCCGCTTCCAGATCTGCCACGCGCATATCCTCAGCATCGCCCTGAACCTTATCCATAACGATATAAGAGACACCCTGCAGCTTCGCACTGCAGGCAGCCTGCTTCATAAGGTTCTGGATGCTGGTGCCCAAGAAGTCAACATCCTTACTGAAGGTTTCCCACAGCTCCGAACCTGCGCCGCTCCAGTCACGCACTGCCAACGTTTTGAAGATTGGCGCTACATGAGCATTAACGCAGGGCGCAAGATAATTAAGGTAGTACGCCAGCTCGCGCCTCATGCCGTACTTTCCTGCATCCTCACGCGGGTGCTGGGTTAAATAGCTGCCGTCAAGAAAGCCTCCGCAGCCTTCATAGCCATCTTCCAGCATTTTGTATAATCCATGTTTATCATTACGCATTTTTTCACCTCTCTTAATAGTTGACGCGCATCGGTTTAGGCCTTGCCACCTCCACGATGTCCTCACATACGCCTGTCAAAGCATCCGGAGCATCATCGTGTGTGTTCTTGCCTTCCTTCTGGTACTTGCTCAGTGCTGCATAAAACTCCGGCCAGCGGTTCTTCCAATCGCTTGGGAAATAAATATGCTCCATACACCACGTAGCATTAGACAAGATTCTTGCAGCCTTGTTCTTGTGCTGCGTAAAGGTTTCAATGGTTGTATGGTTGCTATGCAGCAGCTTCTTCACGTTCCTGGCAAAACCACGCCCGCCGTTGTTGCTTTCGAAGCGTGCCACATTCGTACTGTTGCGTTCCAGAGCCCTCGCCGTTGCCGGTTCAGTAACCTCCATAGGCTCTTTCGTGTATAAAACGTCAAGCACATACGCTTCATCCGCAAAGGTGCGCCCATAAATAATGCAGCAAAGGTAATCGGCACCTGTATCAGCCGTATCAGTATAAGCACGAATCTGCTTAAAGGCAGGCAGCGCGCCATCATAGGTTTTGAAGCTGCTGTACAGCCTGCCCTTGATATCAATCGGCTCCTGCTGGTAGTTGGCGCTCCATATGTCAAGCCCCATAAGCTGCTTCTTCTCCATGCAGCTTTCAGCATCCAGCACACCATCGCAAAGCATGCTGCCGTCATCCTGCACTGCCTTCATGTTGATATGCACGATTTTTTCTGCCGGATAATATTCCAGCACCTTGCCTGCTAAATCATCACTAGCCCAACGCGTCATAATGACGATGATTTTATAATTGCCCTCGCCACGTGACAGCATGGTATTGGTGAACCAGTCCCAATGCTTTTCCTTAACATTTTCGTTATAGGCTTCTTCCGCATTCTTGATTAAATCGTCTATGATCATCAGCCTGCAGCCAAAGCCTGTCGCTGTACCGGTTGGCGATGTAGCAAGATAACTTGTCTGCTGTCCTTCGAGGCTCCACAGGTTCATAGCGCCGTCACCACGCTTAATTTTAGTGGTGGGGAACACATCACTATAGACCGGCTTATAAATATCCGCCTTAGCCTCGCTGATGCTGTCACGCACGTTCTTGCTGAAGCGTGTCGACAGTGTTTCGTTATAAGAGCCAATCATAACCTGCAAGGTGTTATCCCTGCCCAGCGCCCATTCCACGAAGTTGCTGGCCGTGTAGCTCTTGCCATGACGCGGAGGCATGTTCAGTACAAGTATCTTCTTGTCTGAGGTCAAGAACCATTGCAAGGTATCGCACAGCTCCTGCAGGTACTTGCGGTCGCTCCGGTAAAAGTCCGGGTTCTTCAGCTGGGCGTAAAAAAAGAACCTGCGTCTTGCAAGTTCTATCTTTGCTCCCAATGTTATCAGCTGCTTATCCATCCATACCAGCCAGCTTTTTCAGTTCTGCGTCCGTCAGCCCTGCAAACGGATTAGCAAGCTCACCGGAGATTTCCACGTTTTCTTTAGGCTTTAGGCCTACGGTATCGCGATAAATTTCAAAAGCCCTGATGTTGCCACGCATTGCCTTCAGCTTCAGCGCGTCCAGCATCTCCTTGCGCTCATCGTCGGTCGTGAAGTCAGCGTCCAGCTCACGGAACGACTTCAAGCGGCGGCGTGCTTCGCCTGATGCCTGCCCGCCTTTTTTGCCATTTCTCGCCGCTTCCTCGCCGCTTCGAAACCTTGTGGCTTTTCCATTCTTCAAATTATCCAGTTGTTTCTTTGTAGGCATTCATCTCACACCACCTTAATCCCACATCATCAATAATATCCCAAAATTCTTCCACATCATGCGGTACAACATAAAAACCTGTTTCGTCCTTCTCAAAATCAATCCCCACATGATGCAGCTCATGCCTTAATAATGTTTCTAGCTGCTTTTCGCTAAAGCCAACTACATTCGGTTCATAGACCACAATAAAAAAATCATAGGGACAGCACCAGCTGTAGCGTTCACTCACTAAGTTGCAGTCCGCAAATATCGTCCGCTTATTGCGCTTCTTCTCTTCCAGGCTGGATAAGTAGGCTATTTTTACTTTAGCAGCCTTTATATCCGCAAACTCCGGCAAAGTGCGTATCAGCTTATTAGCCATCAGCCTATACTTTTTACTGTGCTCCATGATAAACCTCTAATTTCTTCTACCCTTGCCGGACGCGCCGCATTGCAGTGCGGTGTCCTTGCGTCCGGAAAGAAGGTGACTCATCTGGTCCGGCGCAGGGAAAACTCTTCCAAACCCCACGCCCGGCAAAGGCAGAAAATATATAATAGAAAAGCCGCTGACCAATGGCCAACGGCTCTCGCTATTTCGTTTCATCGCTTTCGCTATTATACATTATAGCACAGATTGTACTCGCATTTACTCTATTCTTTTTTGAAATCGTCCAAAGTAATCTCGCCTGCTTTCAGCATCTTAACAAACTGCTTTACGATTGCTGCCTGCTCAGCATTAAGGCGGAACTGCACCGACTTAGTCACTGCATCACCTTCAAGCTTCTTGCGCCCTGCACCTGGACGCGCACCGCCAGTATTTGGGCGAGCTCCACCCCATGTGCCTTTTGTCTTCGTTTCCATAGTTATAACCTCCTTATTGTTTTCACTAATTCAACTACAGTTAAAGCTAATACGATTATTATAATGACTCTAATAATTACTTGCATAGCATTCGCAATTATGCTAGAATGAAGATGACTTGAGAAGGGTGAAGGCTTTCGCCCTCACGCCTTCTTGGAGTTACTTGAGTTTCTTGTGTTTTAGCAGGTTACATACTGCTCTGACCAGGATTAGGTTTGTAACTGCTAAAACCAAGATTGTCATCTCAGTTAGCATTTTTGCTTCCTCCTTTCTCTTTGATGATTTAATTATATCACTTTTCATCAAATTTGTCAATGAGTTTTTCTTCAAAAGTTAATATTTTTATAAAAAATTTTAACCGCTAAGTAGATTATTCTACCTAGCGGTTTTATTTTATGTGTTTTCTTTATTCACTTCATGCAAGATGTAATCTAAAGCCTTGCTGTGCAGCCTATGTACATTCTGCCATGAATAATGCAGCTCAGCCGCTATTTGTTCGAAGGTGTGATAATTTATGTACCGCTTGTGCAGAACCGCACGCATGGGACTTTTGGGAAGTAACTCGATGTAACCGATTATTTTACGCAGCTCTCGTTGCCGTTTGCCGATAAGCTCCAAGAGGTAACGTTCTTCGTCAAGCACGCTTATTACATCGTTCTCCATGCGCTTGCCGTCCCCGCCGCCACCGGACTGCGGTCCATAATGCGGAGTATTCTTCTCGGCTCTGGCTCTGCTGACCACTATCCGCTCCTTATATGATTGTATCTCTTCATCCAGCGACCAAGCGGAACGCAGGATAGCCTTAAGCTGATTTTTGTCCAAATTATCACCTCTTAACCATTATTGTAATACTTGTTTATCTTTTATCAAGCGGCGCTTAAGTTTACGTTTACTGCTAATCAAGCTCACTCCTTCGCCTACTCAAGCTCCTGATTCTTCTTAACCATGTACAACATAATCAGACCATAGACCACCATGTCGCGCAAGGATTCCTCCGTTTTGTTAACGATACCATGGTCATAAATGAAAGCGATATGCTTATTCAGATAACCCTTAGCCACCTCGTACATCTTCTCGTAGCTGCCATCACGATGCTCCAGCAGCGCGCCGGTGCGGAAGTTTGACAGCGGATCAGCACCAGTAGAATACTGCTGCTGTTTTTCTGCGAACAAATCAGCTACGCGTTCAAGCTCATCATCAATAAACGATGTAAATTCTTCATATTCAGTCATAATAATCCTCCTTTAAAACAAATCCTGCTTTTAATTTTTACAAGAGATTTTTGCAACATGTTGCAGTTTTCGCTTTCTTTACACGTCCGCACCCGCAAATATACATGAATTCTTCACCGACTTGTTTTAGCTGCATCTTTCCATGACAAACGCCGCATTTGCGCTCACACGGAAGATGATTTGCAGAAAAATTATTCCTTTTGAATTTTCTTTTAAAGCTCATACTCCACGCCTAACTCCTTAGCCACCTTAGGCAGTGCAGATTTTGCTTCCTCCTGGGTACGGTATACCCAGCCAACTTTATGGAGCGCAACATCGATAACGCTGTTATCCCACATATAATTTAAGACATACAACTTCCTACCTTCTAAGGAGCTCATGAACGTCCAATATCTTTCGTTCAAATTCGGCTTCCACGGCAGTTTGGCGATTTCGTCCTTGCCATTCAGCAAGGCAATAAGCGCCGCACTAGCAGCTGAACCGGATATTTCCATATTATTGTTATAGGTTAATTTTAACCCGTCGCTTGTAAATCTGTAAGTTAATTCGTCGTCTCCCTTGACTTTAAATTTTTCTCCCACCTTAACGCCCAACATACGGGCGATTTCTGGAATTAAATTTTTAGCCATCTTTAATAACCTCCACTCAACAATGATAAACTTTTTCTAATCCCTTATCAGTAACAACCGTAATGCTAATAGGGAAACCCGACTCGTCAACCGTCATCGGCTTAAATCTCATGCCTTTAATAGCCAAATTCGTTTTATGGTTTTGTTCACACTGTTTACATGCAAATTTTTCAGCATAATCAGTATGACAGATCTCGCATGTATAAAGTTTTTTCTCTTTCATTGTTCTTTAATAACCTCCACACCGCCACGCAGCAAAGCCAGAAAAATACGCATCTGCATAGACTGATTACCTATACTTAACCAATGGCAGCACTGGCTTGGACGGTACTCCAAATCATCAGCGATAAAACGGTACTGCGCCGGATATACTCCGCCACGCTTAGGCTTGAGCTTAAACTCCTTGCCAACAGGGATATGCAATTTTTCAGCAATCACAGGATACAAACTAATCATTTACCTTCGCCTCCTAAATGTAAAAACATATTTATCAGCAGCCCGGCATAAGGTCCGAGCAAAGCCTTTACATCTTTATCCTTGACTACAGCTTCATTCGCCATACCAAGACGCCAGCGGAACTTGCTGTCAGGTGCAAGCTCCGCACCAGCCAAACGCAGACCTATCAGCTTTACATACAGCTGCGCATCAAACGCAGCTGCATTACTCAGTAGCTCATCCCATAACGGAGTATCATCACCGGGACGCGGGTCGCTTACGACGGCTCCGAATTCTTTCCAACTGTTCACTGATAACACTCCCTATCTGTATACGACGTTCATCGGTCATATCACATATATCAAGCGCTTCTTCTGCGCTGCGTGCGATACCGGCATTGGCACCTCTAGCCAACATATCCAAAAGGAATACACATTGTTCCTTTGTCGGCTTACCGGTCGGCGTTTTTACCTCAATAAACAGCGCACGACCTGAAGGATAACACACACCCGACAAATCGCTGTAGCCTTGCGGCGGTCCGCTTTTGAACCAACGGGCGCGCTTATTCTCAAATTCCAGCGTTTCCTGCGTCGGCTGCTCACGGTATAGATATCCTTCTCCAACATTGACGCGGAAAACTCTGTGCCCATGCGCAGACACAGCAATCTCAATCTCCTTCATGATTTGAGCTTCAGATTTATTCAAACTTTAACCTCCTGTATTCATCCTGACGCAGCAGGCGGATAGCTGCACTGCGGTACCGTTCCGGTACTACCAGCCCCAGCTCCACCGCCTTGTGCAGCGACCAGGCGAACTTAAAAACCTTGCCATCAGCACGTTTGTGTGTAGCGCGAAACAGCTCCAGCTGCGCCCATGACTTACACTCAACGTGCTTGCTATACGGCATTCGCGCGACTTCCTGCAGGATGATGTCCTCCACGACCTCCGGACCTTCGCGCTCTTCTTTCTCCCACACGTACTTGCAATAGGGACATTCCTGCACTGCTGATTTGACCACGGCAAAGCAATTCGGGCACTGCTTGACGCTGAGCTCCTGCTTTTTCTTCTTGGCTTTGGATTCCAAAGACCATTCCCTCACATCATCCGGCAGGCCGTGCCGGGTGAAATTGCCAACATGGTCCAGAATCAAAGCAACCTTATCCGGATTGTTGGGATTGGTACGCATTGAGCGCATCGACTGCTGGATGTGCAGCGTAAGCGATTTGGTCGGACGCATCAGCACCACGCAATCACAGTCAGGCACGTCAAAGCCCTCGCCAAACAAATCAACGTTGCAAAGGACCGTGACCTCACCGCGTCGGAACCCCTCTACGGCGGCCTGTCTTTGCGCCTGCGGCGTCGTTCCGTCAAGGTGCATAGCATTTATCCCCTGCTCCCTGAAAGCGGCTGCTGTGCCCTCGCTGGTGGCGATAGACGAGCAGTACACTATTGTCTGCTTGCCCTTTGCCAGCTGCAGCCAGTTCTCAACAGCACTGCCAAAGATGGCACGCTTATTCATAAGCGCTTCAATCTCAGCCTTGTCGTAGTCGCCGCGTTTAGTATGCAGCTTGCTGGCATCCGCCAGCTGCACGCCGTAGTATTTGTAGGGAGCCAGATAATGGTTCTGGATGAGCCACTCGGTGCTCACTGACTCGATGAGCTCTTCAAAGACGGCACCCAGACCACCCTCGTTCATGCGCTGCGGCGTGGCGGTAAATCCTAAGACTACAGCTCCCGGGAAATGCTGCAGTATGGACAAATAGCTCTGCGACAGGATGTGGTGCGCTTCATCGACCAGAATCAGCTTCGGTTCCGGCGTTTTGGCCAGCCTGCGACAGACCGTCTGCACCATGCCTACGGTACAAAGCGAGAAGTCTACGCCGCATGCAGCAAAAGTATTGGTAATCTGCTGGCACAGCTCTTTGCGGTGAACAACAAACAGCACCCTGTTGCCGCGTGCCGTGGCGCTGGCGGCGATGTTGCCCTGGATAACGGACTTGCAGCCCAACACTGCACACACGCTGTGCCGCCCCTGACCGATTGCCCTGCGGATGTTATCCACCAGCTCCTGCTGGTAGGGACGCAGCGGAATCATTTTGCAATAGGCTCCCACTTGTCGCAGCCATCGCAATGGTCGCAGGCGCTGGTATCGCGATTAGCGCAGTCATTGCACATAGGATCACGCAGCTGCAGGGGACGGTGGCAATCCTGCGGAATGGCTTTAACGTCGATAGTTACTTCATCAGCCTCAGCCTCCTGCTCCGCGAACATGTCCTGCTCGCCGCCGCAAGGCTTCAGGACGAACTCCCCGAGGTCTTCGTCGTATTCCAGATACGTGTTAGGCAGGGAGACAGCACCGGCATTCTCCAGCTTCTCCGTGTAATTGGCGGTAACCTTGTGTTTGAACAGCGGTACAGAAATGTCCTTACCCATTGTTTCAGAATAGGTTTCGGTCAAGCTGACGGACAGCTTCATGCTGATAGAGCCATCAGCAATACGGCCAGCAAAGAGCTTCTCCAGCAGCTGCTGCAGCAGCTCATCAAAATCGGCCTTCATGCCCTTAAAGGTGTCAGACTCCAGATTCAACATCAGATATTGTTTATTCATGGTTAGCCTCCTGCTGCAGATACATACGGATATACGCGTTGATTTTCAGGAGATTGTCCGTGTCACCAGACGCGGCAAAGTCATCGACCCGCGCATTCAGCATTGCGGACAGCTTAGTGTTCTTGCTGGCTGCATGCTGCGGCTCGCTTTGGAGCGGGCGATTGCGATAGCTATAACGCATTGCATCAACAGTAGCCTCCGACACCGTGAAGATAGCGCAACGCGGGTACTGCATGGTTGCAGCTTCTTCTACTTCATCCAGGTGGTTCGCCATCAAGGTCATATACGCTTGCGCGTCTTCCTTATTGCCACTGACGTAGAAGCAAGGTTCAAAATCATAACCGATGCAGTGTCCCAAAACATGGAACAGGCCCTCATCACAGAAGATTCTTAAGCCACTGATATTCTTGGAGTTCACATAATCTCCGCGTTTAGTTTTGATATACATTTACATTCCTCCTAACTTCTGCAGCGCCCATACAGTACCGCAACCAACTAACACCGTCAGGCTCACTATCCACACAATGCTGATCAGCACTGCAAACACCAGACAGATTTTACTTAACATCACATTTCACCCCATTGACCTTGCACGCAAACTGGGCGAGGCAAACAGCAGCTTTGACAAAAGCCTGTGCCACCATCATACAGCAGCATCCCACTGCCATAACCAGCCCTGCAACACAGTCACGTACCATGGTACTCAAAATTTTAAATAACATTGTTTCCCTCCTTTAGCTGACATTTTTTGTTAGCTAGCTAACGTTTTAGCTGACATTTAAAAAACCTGCAAACCGCATGATTGAGCGGTTTTTGCATTTTAGCTAACATAGCTAACATTTTTTTGAAAGAGTATCCTATATATTTTTTATTACTTTAGGACTTAGGATTTTGGGAAATTAGAGCTTGCATACGTATATATATATTATGTTAGCTATGTTATTATGTTAGCTAAAGGCTTAAAAGGCGCATGGTTGAGCGGTTTCTTTAGCTAACATTTAGCTAACATAGCTAACATTTTACATAAAGAGCTACATAATTTGCTCTTGTACGGTTAAGAGTATACAAGCCATAATATCTCCCTTGCGAGTTTTTGACTAAATGTCCGGCTTCAGCCCATTTCTTCTTCAGCGCTGCAAAGTCGAACCCATTCTTCTCTAACTCTTGCTCCAGTACAGTTTTGTTGATAATAACCACTCCGTCAGGCTTACGCCTGCCCCAATAGGCATAACCAGAATAATCATCAAATTCCGTATCGAACTTGTCAGCGTTGGCACCGATGACGTCAACAATAAGGTTAAACGCCCGCTCGCTCACATCAACCTCAGCCTTGCTCTTAACGAAACCAACTATATCCTCCGGCGACAGCACATCGCCAGGAGTACCAAAGATAGCCTTGCTCGCAATCGCATCCGCCTGCAGCATAAGAGCCATCGCCATGGCCTGCTTCTCGGTCGTATCCGTTACTTCCAGCACCAGACGCATAATCTCATTGTAATCAGCCGCAAGATTCTTCCCTTCCAGCGCTTCGATAAACGCCCTGCCTGCACAGCCAAAGTGCTGCGTGATAAAATTAACCACAGCATTGCCGTTTTTAATTATCTGCTGGTCGCACTCTACCTCGACGACGCGGTTTTTTACACCGCCGCCGGACTGAGACTTCGTGCACGGTTCTTCACCGGTAAAAACAAAGCTGTTCAGCCAGGACTTCTGCCGCTGGAAGGTCGCGTTCGTCATACGACCGCGGTCGAGACCTTCGGTGACGCGCATGATCAATGTGTCATAATTTTCAAAGCGGCTTTTAATCGTCTGTAGCTCATCGCCAAAGAACGGCAGGTTACGCAGGATAGACGCCGTACTCATCATAGAGTTGACCGTCATATTCATGGTCCGCACCAGCTTGCCCATGCCCGGATTACCCCAAACAGACGCAGCCACCATCATGGCCACGGTCTTGCCGCTGCCGGTCCCGCCCCAAAGGTGCAAAACAAATGGCAGCGCGGACACGCGCTCGACCAGCACGCTCGCAAAGCTTGCAGCCAGGATCAGGCGCATGTACAGGTTCTGCCGGAGCGGGGCGACGTAGGCCGCCCATTCCTCCAGCGTGCCTTTACTTGAGACTGCCTGCACCAGAGATTTATACTGGTCCTCACAGTCCAGCTTGACCTCGTCCGTGTACGGCACAAAGCCTGCATCGGACCAGCCCATGTGGTCAATCGACTTTACCCGCGGCAGGATGTCCGGATTCATAGCGATGACCTCTGCTAGATACTTAACCAGCAGACCGGCGTTGTCGCTGTTGACTTCAACACCATTGTCTGCCAGCAGGATTATTTTGTTTTTGTTGGCTAACGTGGAGCGCGGGACCACCACGCTCTGCCAGCCGCCATTTTTAAAATACGCAAGCCGGATTTTTTCCGTTTCATCCTCCACATTCACCAGCAGCTCCGTCGGCATAATGGGGATGGGACTTGCGTATTCGTTTTTATATTCTGTCCCGACCTGTACCGCTCGATACACGCCATTAATTGATGTGTTCCAGTTACCGCACCGGAGAGCAAAGAGCTGCTGCGGAAATTTGGTCAGATTATCTGACCTTATACCCTTGGCTGCCTGCTGCTGCAGGTACGCCTTCCAGCAGTTCTCAAACTCCCTCTTGCAGCACAGCTCCCCGGCACGGAACCGTGCCATGGAAAGCACCTGCTGACGCTTGGACGGCTCTGTGAGCGCCGCTATCGCCTCCAGAAGCGCCTCATCGATAAGGTTAAACCTGTCGCACCCCTCGAAGAATTCACGATCCAGAGAGAGCACTACAGGCCACTCGTAGGCTTCGATAGCTTCCGCCGTACCACCGGCGGCAAAGGAATCTGCAATGTCACCTTTTGGCGGGCATTCCGGCCACAGCTTCGTGATGGCCATAACTTTTGCGCCTTGCCAGGCTGCAGCATAATCGGTGCCCTTCTCATCGTTGTCCGGGATGACGATACGCTCTGCATAAGATTCCAGCAGCGCCTTGTCCGTCGCGCTCAGCTTGATAGCCTTCTGGGCTCCGGTATTGCTCGTGGTAGCCAGGAGACCGGCAGCC